CCCTGATGATCCATTTAAACAATGGGTTGCTAGGAATAAGCAAATTAGTACAATAGTGTTGCCGAATGGTGATGTGGTAGAAAAGAGCTGGGGTAACAACTCTGGTTCTGGAACCACTACTGGTGATAATATTATTGGAATGTCTTTTCCTATCATCTTGGCTTTCCTTGAATTAGGGTTGAACGAGATTGAGATTGATAGCATAGTAGAATGTTTTATATTTGGAGATGATGTATTGGGCGGCGATAATATCAATGTTTCCGATGAAGTTTTCAGAGAAGTTTTTGTTAAAACTTTCTCACTCTTTGGATTTGAATTTGATCCTTTTGTAATATCGCATAGCTTAGAAGGCATGACGTTTTTAGGATTTAGTTTACATGAGATAGAGCCAAGGGTGTTTGTACCAATATACAAGCTCCCTAGGTTGTGTTATTCATTTCAACATGCTCTCACGAAAGGAGTGCATATTGACAAAGAGTTATCGAAGATGATTTCGCTTATGCTTATGTCGGCAGGACATGGGGAATTTGTGTATAATCGGTTTCGCGATGCAATTGAATTTGCACTCGTACGTACCTCACATCCCTACGTTGCAAAATTATTCACTAAAGGACTTGAGTACAGCCTTCCAACATTTAAAGCAACCTTAGATTGGTATGCTGGAAATTTGGAGGGTCGGAAAACCTTTGAATTTCTTAGGAAGGAGGTTGGAATAAAAGAAATTTTATGTGATGTCGAAAGCAATGAAAGCACAAAAGCGAATAGAGAGACAAGCTCTAGCTGTGGGGTGTTCCCCTGCAGCTATTGAGTGGATGGAATGTGCGTTGGATCCGTTCCCGGATGGGGAACGAAATCTTGCCGGTTATCCCGACATGATAACCGCCAAGTCAATAGTCCAATCCTTTCGCCAGAAACAGACCCTTAACGGGCCTGGAGCTGGTAATTGGGATTGTTCTGTTGCATATGATGGGTGTTTTAATGCAGCTCCCGTTGTTACTCAGAACCCTTCAGCAAATCAGCTGACCGTATCTGTTCAAGGAGCAACTCCTTACAATATGGGTGGGGTGAATGTACGATGGGCTGCATCAGGCACCAATCTTGATGTACCAACCACTATTAATGCATCATGTATGGCCCCAATTGTTAATTTGGGTGTGCCATTTCGTGTTTTAGCTGTTGCCATAGAGATATGGAACACTACAGCTCCCTTGTATCGTCAAGGGAATTGTGTCGTTTGGAGACAACCACGAACACCACAGGATCGAACAGTTAATACTTTACTCTGGACTCCAGTGGCGACAAATTATTATGGAAGTACCATGAATTATACTTACCCACCAACTCCTAGTACAGCTACCAATGCATTGATTCTAAATGGGAGTCAATCTTGGTCGGCTGAGAAGGGTGTATACATGGTTGTAACACTAGCAAAGGCTGATATTCCTATCTGGGATAGTGGAG